TTACCACTCGGAGCTTCGGTGTTGCGCTGGTGGCACCTGTTGAAATGACCGTAGTGGTTGCAGGGGTTACCGCACCGATGGTTGGCTGGCCTGCACCAGTTATCCAGAAGACGTCAATCTCAGTACCTACGGCAAAGTTGAAGGTGGCATCTGTTGGGATGTTGAACTGTACAGATGCAGCATTGTTCATTGAGAATAACTGGCCTTCATCACCAGATGCAAAGGTATATGCAGCAGTCTTGGCTGTGTAGCTTGATGAGATTTTAGGGCTAGATATTACTGGTGTTGCAATAGTAGGGCTAGTTCCGAATACTAATGATCCAGTGCCTGTCTCATCTGTTACTGCAGATATAAGGTTTGCACTAGATGGAGTAGCAAGGAATGTAGCAACGCCAGTACCTAGACCAGAGATACCGGTAGATACAGGAAGTCCAGTTGCGTTAGTTAATACACCAGACGCTGGAGTTCCTAAAGCGGGTGTTACCAAAGTAGGGCTAGTTGCAAAGACTAAAGCACCAGTGCCAGTCTCATCTGATATAACTCCTGCTAATTGAGCAGAAGTAGTAGCAGCGAACTGTGATAATGGACTAGCAGTTAGACCAACACCTGTAGTTGGGTGGACGTGATCATCCTTAGACGCTGCAGTTCCTACACCTGCTGCTGCTGTACCTAGCGCCTGTGGAGTAGCTGCTGAAAGACTTGGTTGTGGTCCTGTTGCACCAGTAGGACCAGTTGCACCAGTAGCACCTGCTGGACCTGTGGCACCAGTTGGGCCAGCAACGGTACTTGCAGCACCAGTTGCACCTGTTGGTCCTGTAGGACCAGTTGCACCAGTTGGTCCAACTAGGTTGACACCAGTAGGCCATACACCTGCTGCCTTTGGTCCAAAAATTTTATTAGTTGCTGTGTTGATATAGAAATCGCCATTGACGCCTTGTGTTGTTGGGTCTACTGCACCATTAAGAACGGTATAGCCAGCAGTACCAGTAACACCGGTTGCGCCAGTGACTCCGGTAGCACCTGTAGGTCCTGTGGCCCCTGCAGGGCCTGTAGGACCCGTAGGACCAGCAACTGTGCTAGCAGTACCAGTTGCACCAGTAGGTCCTGTTGGGCCTGTAGCGCCTGTTACACCCGTTGGACCGGTTGCACCGGTAGCACCTACGCCTGTAGGTCCGGTGTTTCCAGTGGCTCCTGTAGGGCCAGTAGGCCCTGTAGCGCCAGTGACACCTGTAGGTCCTGTTGCACCTGTAGCGCCAGTAGTACCATTGGGACCAGTTGGGCCTGTAGCACCGATAGCACCTTGTGGGCCTTGCTGTGCTGAGAATACTAAGGATTGGTTGGGAGTAATGGATTCAATAACTACATAAGTTGTCATAGCGTTACAGCCCCCGTTACGATAAATAAGCCTTCAAGGAATCTAGTAACAGTAGATCCGCTATCTAGTACTAAGTCATATGAATAACGACCTGCTGTAATCTCTTCCGTAAGAGCTGCAGAAATGGTTACGGTTACTGTGCCAGTAGCACCAGTAATTACCATACGACCATTGGTAGTAGTGGCAGTTATGGTGGTAGTGCTAGAGCCAACGAATGGGCGCACTGTCATAGTTCCGGTGTAACCAGTAAGGTTGATTGGAACAGCGTCGTTGTTGATAGAAAATTGAAAATTAAATGTGGTTGCTTGCTCGCAGATTAAATTGAATTTAGCGCTCAAGATGAGATTCCTCTGAGAGCCTGCGCTGCAGGTAGTTGAGAAGTACCAGCGAGAGCGTTGCATACGCCATTAAAGTCAAGACGATTGGTGCTAGTCGTGCCTTGAATTGCATTTAATACTCCCACTGTATCTGTTAAATTTGTTGTTACTGACTTTAGAACTGCCCATTGGCGAGCAGCCAAGGCTTGTCCTACCATCGCCCCTGGTGCTCGATAGGTGCCACCATTAGCCAGACGATTTAGTTCATCTCTTAGCGTTGTTCCTGCTACTCCTAGTGCCACCTATGTCTCCTTACTTCTTTTTGCGAGAAGCTGCTGCGTTATCTATTAAGTTTGGATAAGGTCGTCCTGCGGCCTTAGCCTTTGCTTTTGCTGACGCCTTTTGTGCAGGCGTTAATGTCTTTGACTTTGCTTTAGGATTCTTTGTATCCCAAAATGCTACTTTCTTTTTCATTTTTTTCTTCTTGCGTTCTTGCAAGTAGCACAGGTGCATTTACAACCCTTTTGAGGATTGCCTGCTTTGCATTTACAACCACATTTAGCGCACATTATTTTTTACCTTTATTTCTTTTAGATATGGCTGCTGCTTTAGATCTTGCATCTGCTTTACTAGATGCACCCCACGCTTGCAGGGATAAAAGTAATCTGGTTGGTTCTCCATTGGGCTTGCGTTCAGGTCCTGGATTACCAGCAGCGCGAGCAAGGTAACTTGCCCTACGTGGATTATCTCCAGACTTAACAGGTGCTTTAATATTTTGACCTAAAGCCTTTAATGAGGCACGGCCTTTTGCATTAAGTCCACCTTTAGGATTTTGTCCTTCTTTGCGTTGCCACGCTGGAGTCTTTGCCATTTACTTCTTCTTACCCATTTTCTTGTTAGACATCTTTGCCGAAGATAGTGCAATAGCAATCGCTTGCTTCTTGCCCTTAACTATTGGCCCTTTGCTAGAACCAGAATTCAGCGTTCCCGCCTTAAACTCTTTCATTATTTTAGAGATCTTGGCTTTCTTGGCTGCATTGTTCATTACTTAGCAGCCTTGCCCATTGCACCTGTCTGTAGTTCTTCATAAGTTTCGTACTTAAGGTTGCTTGGATATTGCTTATCTGCTGGTGGGTAAACAAGATTATTTATGTCTGTTGTTAATTCTGTGTTGTTATTCATTGTTACTTACCTTTCTTCATAGAGGAGTTCTTCATCATTTTTCCATTAGGCATTTTGTGCATACCTTGTTTTACTTCTTTGGCTTTTTGTGCCTTAGTTTCGCCTTTTTTAGATTCTTTCTTTTTCATTGCTTTTGGTTCTGTTTTTTCGTAGGCTGAATAAGCCTTCATCATCTTAGGTGACATCTTTGCCATTATTACTCCTTAAAGGTCATTTGAATTCCATCAAAAGCCTTGCCAGCTTCGTTGGAAAGTTTAACTGCTGCATCTATATCTTTACTCTTTGTTGAACGCGGTTCTATGCCCTGTCTTGTTGCATCATAATAAGACTGTAGTTCCTTATCGTGCTGCTTAGCAGTAGGCAATCCTCTATGGTTTGCCACTCCTACGCTCAACTCTAACTCGCCTATCTTGCAGCCAAAGCATCCTTCTACATATTCAGGATGTTTTTGTATTCTGTGTAAACTCATACTATGGGTGTCACATAATCGCCATAGCCAGCGTTAATAAGAACTGTTGCCTGTGCATCACTAATCTCATACTCGTGTCCACCAAGGAAGTAGTAACTAGCTGCAGCCAGATCATCTTGGCTAGGAGTTAATGTCAGAGTTACTGTGGTGCCATTGACGATCATTGTCTGACCACGTGCTACATCTGTAAGGCTAATTGGAATAGCACCGTCAATAGTTCCACCGTTGAACCGGCGACCAGCAAGGCGTGAGTACTCACTGTATACACCAGTGCCTGCGCCCCAAGTCTGCCATTGGTAGGGTGTTACTAATGTGTATGCCATATCAAACCTTTCCTAAGTGACAGAGGTGGGCTTGACCCCACCCCTGCCGTTGCACTAGCGGAATTATCCGTTTGTTGCTGCAGACTCAATGCGATAGAGCGCTGCTTCACGAAGGCGTGCAAAGCCTCCGAAGTAGTACCAACCGATTGTGCGGAAACGACGGAGTGCATCAATCTCTGGACCGATAACGGTTGAGATGTCTGCAGCCTGTGCTTCAGCCAATGCTTCACGACCAGCGACGATTGCGCGGTAGTTGTTGGTAAATGTTACAGTACCTGTATCAGCAACAGAAGTAATATTACTTGATGTTAGTGAATAGGTAAATGTTGTTGTTGTAGGAACAGATGCAATGGTGTATGTACCATTGATAGCTGTGTTAGTTGTAGCAGCAACTGTTACAATCTGGTTTACACCAAGACCGTGAGCAACTGCTGTTGTAACTGTTACAACGTTTGATGTCAATGCAACGTTGGTGATAGTTGTTGTAGGTGAGATACCAGCAGCGAGCTTTAGACCATTGAGGACACGTGGTGTCTCAACGATGAAAGCGCCTTCGATAACTCCTACTGCGCCAGCAACGAACGGTGTACGTTCTACGTACTTTGTTAGTTCCTGGAATCCACCGGTGCCTGTTTCAGCGCGAAGATCGGCTGACTGACGTGGGTGTAGGTATGCTGCATAGAGTTCACCCATACGAGGCAATGCCTTGTTTGTGCGTAGAGATACAACAGCGTTGCGGATATCTGCAACTGTCATTGTGTCTGCTGCTAGAACTGTTGCAGATGTTGTTGGAGCAGTTCCTGATGGACCATTTGAGTAGATTACGTTAGTTCCTGCTGAGAGGACCTGACCTACTACGTTGTCAATCGAGTCTGCTGCGTTGTACGCGATGATGTCAGCAAGAGCTGAATCAACGTCGTTGAAAGAAGTTAGGTTTAGCTTCTTTGTTGTTGTAACTGCTGAACCGTATTCGTTCAGAGTTACTGTAACCTGTGATGGGTTACCGAGAGCAATGGAAGATACATCTGATGTTTCTGTCAATGTAGAAGTAGCTTGTGCTAAGTCTGAATAGATTGAGAATACAACTGATGATCCTGGCATTGCCTGTTGCACTGGCTTGACGTCAGCGAGAGAACGCATAACCGGAATGGAGCGAAGCGCCATTCTTACATATTGGTCGTATGCGGCCTGTACTAGGGCGCTGATCGTCGAGCTAGATGTGGGGGTACCTGTTGGGATAGCCATTTGGGTCTAGCCTTTCGTTTAGGATTGGATGTTAGAGTCCAGACAACCTGATGACTTCATCCAACTCTTCACGGCTGTTTGTATTAAGAAGTTTTTGCATAATATCTGCGTTGTGTTCTGGCGCTGAGCCGGAGTCTGCAGTATTAGTCATTCTCTTATACGCTGCTGCTTGTGCTGGATCTACATTAGGTGATGCCTGGGTTTGGCTAGACTCAAAGCCGAATACATCGGCGTAGTCGTCTAACCATTTAGACAAAGACTCTTCAGTTGGGTCAATGTCCTGCGGAATAAATGAAGCAATTTTGCTATTTACCCCGCGAGTTGCGAGGACATCCTTAATTGCTCGTTCGCGTTGGCCCTTGCTGAGGTTTTCAAACTGGGAGCGAAGCTCTTGCAGTTCTTTATCCTTTTGCTTTGAAGCCTTGCGTAGTTGCTTTACAAGGTCATTAGACGAATCATTTGTGAAATCGTCGTCGTCATCCTCGTACTCGTAATTGGACATATGTCCTTCTCCCTATCATTAGTTGATTTCGCTAGCCTCATACTCGAATGGGGATTCGGTATGGCTCTAACTCCTGGTATTATTATCGCTCCACTAGGCCAGTAGTTCTAGTGGCAGGTTTATTTAGTACGCGCCTGCGCGGTCCCTTGCTAGCGCTCCGCTAGTAATTCCGGTCTGACCACCAAAAGTAGCCTTCTCAAGTCCGGTAATCTTTTGACGCGCTTTACGTGCTTCTTCTGCGCCAGGAATATTAAAGATTTCTTGCTCTGCTGTTGTCTGTGTATAAGGACTCTCTTGGTAGATTGAAGCAAGTTGTGAACCACGCTCTAATCCAGCACCAATGGTTGAGTAACCCTTTTCAGCCATAGCCTTGTCAACGCCATACTTTTGTAGGTACTCAGCATCTGTCATACTTGTTGTAAGGCCAGACCTAAGAGCAGCTCCACCAATTTCGGCAGAAGTTATCTTACGTTTAATATCTTCAAGTCCCTTTGTTGGATCAAGTGTATAAGCCAAGATATCACCATTAGTAATATCGGGATAGAAGTTCTTAAGTGCATAAGAAACCTCTGGATTAGCATTAAGAACACGCTTCTGTGCTGTGGCAATACGGTCTTCCAACTCTACCGCAGAGACATCGTTTGCAATAAACTTCTCAAACCCTGGCTGTGTACCCATAGCATCCTTTGTATAATAAGATGCTGGTAGTCCATAGTTACGCATAAGTTTTTGATACTGGTCTTCTAATCCAATATATGTTGCTTCGTCAATAGCCCTAAGACCCTTTGCTACACGTTGTTTATTTGCAGCAAAACGCTTTTGGTAGGCATCAGATTCACGTAGTTTAATAGTAAATTCTGCAGGGGAAGCACCAGATATAATAAGGCCTTTAAGCGGATCTACTAAAGATGCTAAACCATATTGAGCAAACTGAGAGTAAAGTAAATCATAGGCAGATTGACGCTCTGCTTGACGTCCTGCAGCTGCAGCTTCTGCTGCAATCTGTGCTTCTGATTTTGGGGCTAAAACATTTCCATTGCCGCCGCCTCCACCGCCACCGCTACCGCCAGCTGCTTGATTCTTTGCAGCAGTAGCAGTGTTGATAGCTGCACCAATCGCAGCACCAGTTTTACCTGCAATAGCAGCCTTGTATTCAGCGTCAGTTAAATCCCTATTAGGATCATATGAATCACCAAACTTACCTGTTACTGGGTTTACACCGCCACGTGAAGCAAGATATGCTTCAGCAGTTAAGCCTTGTGATGCTGCATTAGAAGCAATAACACGTTGTGTGCTAGATGAAAGTCCTGATAAGTTGGTTACAAAATTGTCAGCCATTATTACCCCTGGAATCCAAAGTCACGCAACACACTAAGTGCTGCAGTTGAAACATCTTTCTTAGCCTGCTCTGTGTACTGCCAACGACTGTCTGATTTAAGTGCTTTCTTAAAGTCATAAAGGTTCATATCGCCCTTATCTGTAATAGCGCTACGAAGCAAAGGGTCATTAAGATCAATTTGGTCTGGGTCACCAATCTCAAGTACGTTTGCCATTGCTGTTCTGTATGGTTGAAATACTTGTTTTAAGTTATAACCCTGTGCTAATAAGTCACGTACATATTGCGGTTGACCTTGTGACGCAAGTTTTCTTGCATCTGCAACAACACGATTAACGTCAATCTTGCCTGATGCAATACCTTGAAGAACTTGGTCTACGTTAGAACCACCAGGAATAATGTCAGATACCTTGAATCCATTATCACGAGCAGCATTTACCAAAGCATAATAGTTTTGAAGTGCAGCTCCTGAATAACCTTCGGTTGTTTTACCACCGATAGTTCCTGCTACTGCACGAATAGACGATGCTAGAAAGTCATCAATAAAAGTTGTGTCATCTTCTTTGTTAGTAAGGTAGATATTTTCTGCTGCCTTACGTAGCGCTATAGGATCTGAAGCTGCAGCTGAACCAATTTTAGTTGCACGATTTTCAAGAGAACGTACAATGCCTTCAATATCTTGTTCGTACTGAGTTGTTCCTTCTGCTTGACCAGACTCCTGCAAATCTCTGTAATTATAGTATTGGACAAAGCGTTCTTTAATTGCTTTAGAGTTCTGCTTATACCAAACATCGCCACGTATACGACGAACAAACTCTTCGTCTGTCATTTTTTTCTTTGGATCTACATACTCTTCAAAGATTAACTTTAGGCTTGGGATGTTCTTAAACAGAGCCTCAGATAGTCCATATTTTTCTGCAATGTCTGAAACAGCAGCGGTTTTATCAACAGGAGGTAGAGCAGTAGGTCCTACGAATCCTGTTTCGCCTGGCTTTACTGGAGTCATTCCTGCAAATGCTGGAGTAGTCGGAATGCCTTTTGGTGGGTTAGGTAACTGTGCTGCTTCTACACCCTTATTACCACTAACCGCTTGCTTAACAGGAGTTACTTTAGGATTAACAGCAAGAGTTTGAGACGCTATTTTACCCTCTGCAGCAGGTGCTCCAAAAGAAGGAACTTCTTTACCTAAAAGATTTATGCGTGCAACATTTTCAGATACACGAGTACCAACAACTTTAGAGTAAGCATTTTGAAATGGCTTAACAAGTTCTTCAATTTTTGCATCAATGTCTGCTGCTAATGGATCATTGGGATCTATAAGTAGACTTTTTTGTTCAACAAGGTCTTTGTAATCTTCTTGAATTTTGGTAAGATTTTTACCACCTTCAAGTTTATCAACACTATCTTGAAGATCTTCTAGTTTCTTACGGCTAGCATCAACAACCTTTTTAAGTTTATTGTATTCAACAAGAGCCTTAGCGCGTACTTCTGTCGGTTCATTTGGGTTCTGCGCTCTAGTCTTGAATAGGTCTAATCGGCTTAGGTTAGTCTGATATTTTGCATTTTCATTTACATAAAGACCAACAAGTTTTAGTTTATTGTTTGGAAGAGTTCCTAGTACTGTCATTACTGGAGACCTCCAAGCTCTCTAAGCATTAGTTCATTAGCAACTTCAGCGCGTGTCTTTTCTGCCGCACCTGTTTGTGAAACTTTTTCAGTAATAAATTGTTCTTCGTTGATACCACCCGTTTGTACTAGATTTCCAGATGCGTCATACTTCTGTATAGTAGGGTTTAATTTTTCTTCACGGCGAATTTCTTGTTTTATCTCAGAAAGTTCTTTTGCTGTAGGACCGTAACCTGTGGCCTTTTGGTAAATTTTAATAGCAAGTGCTTCAATATCTGTATCGTTGGCAATATAAGTTTGACTTATAGTTCTTGCTTTTCCGTCTCCACCAGCAAGGCCAGATGGTTCTTTAAGAAACTCATCTCTGCTTATTGGTCGGATTGCTGAAATAGAAAGGCGTGCTTCTTCAGCTTTATCTAAGGCTTTTTGGAATGCAGGTGTGTACTTAGTTGTAATAGCACCTTTATAATAACCTGCAGACTTGAGTAACTTAGAATATCCGCTTATTAAAACAGGATTTGCAGCAATAGCCTTTTTGAATTCTGTATATTCTGTTAAAGAAGTTACTGTTGGGTTACCGTCTGCTGTGGTTTCTACTGCAGACTTTACCTTGGCTATGCCTTTGCTTGTTCCTACGCCAGCCATTTAGTCTCCTAGTAATCTACCAAAGAGTACGTCGTATGCACTCTGTGTATTTTGATTGTATGTTGCAAGTTCACGCATCTTTATAATTGTTTCTTCTTTGTTCATATTTGAAAGGAATTGACTGCCACCAAAGTTATCTAGTTGATCCTTTGTTGTCTTGTAATCATTATAAAGTTTTAGCATATCGCGTAATTTTCCTGCAACCTTTGGAGAAGCTGCAAATGCTGACTTCTCGCTAAGCATCTTTTCAAGGTCATTAAGTGATTTCATACGCTCAATAGCCTTCTTGCCACCTTGTGCAAGTTCTTCTTGAACTAATGGACGTCCTGCCTTAAAGATAGTTGCCCAGTCTGTAAACTCTTTACGAAGTTGTGAGCGCTCAAAATCTGTGCCTACAGCCTCAAGGTTTGTTTCGTATTCAGCTTTCTTTCCGTAGTAAGCCTGCATATCGGATGCAGTCTGTACCTCACGCAAGAAGTCTTCGACGCGCTTGTTCTGGCGTAGACCCATATCTGTCATAGTCTTATAAGCATCCCAAGAATATCCACCCTTGTGAGGTATAAGGAATGCTGCACCCTGTGGATAATCCTTGAATAACTTCTCGTTTGTATCTACGAAGTCACCGGATTCTTTTGCATAACGGAAGTATGCAACAGTTGAACGGTCTGACTCTGAAATAGTAAATGGCATTTGATCTGGATAACGCTTAACCCACTCAGCCATAGCCTTGTCATAATCACCGGCTTTGTCTAGTATTCCATACCAAGTTTGCTTAAATGATGCTTCACCATTGTCACGTACCCAGTCAGCCATTTCAGACTTTAGCAATACCTGTGCTGTAGCAGGTGCTGTAAATCCATACACAACACGCATTCCTAAAATGCTCATTGTTGTATTCTTAAGTTGCAATCTATATTTTTCTAATTCAGATGCGCTAAATGGTACTGGGACTTTCTCACCATTAACCATTTCATATTTCTGTTGGAGTCCGTGACCAGATGCCTCAAGATAAGTCATAGCCTTACGCATTGCTGATGCGTACTGACCGTCACGCTCATCTTTATTCATTGCTGAATAGATACGGTTAACGTGTGCTGGCAAGAATGCTGAAACCATTGGTTGATCTTCTGCATACTTACCAAGAAGCGTGGTAGTAATGCGGTCTGCTGCACCTGGATTAAAGATATTAACTAGGTTTGCTGCAATTTTTACTGAGAATCCAGATAATGGACCGGCAAGTGTAGGAATGGCAGACTCAGGATTAAGAGAAGGTGTAATCATCTTCAACTTAGCGCCAAATTCTACAGGGAATGGAACCTTAAACTCTGCTGGTACGCCAAGTGCCTGCATAGTTGCCTGAACTGCCCTGTAAACATACTGTGTTCCTGGGTATAGGAAGTATGGCTCACCTTGATCATCGTACTGAACCCAACCTGAGTGAGTAATACCTTCATAAGTAAGGCTTGCTTTAACTATTGACTCTGGGTTGTAGCGTACAACACGGTAAACACGGCGATAGAAGTCTTCAGTAGCACGATAGAAACGTGCAAAGTTGCGAATACCAAATGCTAACTGGCTTTGCACTGCAGGGTTATCAACATAAGCAAGTGTTTGCAAGCGTGCTCTGTCTTCTGCAATCTCTGCCAACTTATAGCGAGCATTTTCTGTAGCACGTTCTAGAGCTTTAGGTGCAGTAATACCTTTTGTATGTGCTGCAATGAAAGCATCTTCAAATCCAGTGCTCTTAAAATCTTTGCGAATCTTAATCATTTCAGATAAAACCATAGGCTCGCGTGAGAAACGTGCGTTAGCATTACCTAGCCAGTCCCAACCCCACTCCATAAAGGATGAGGCATAATTTCCAGTATCGGTGATAGGTACTAACTGTGGTCCAACAATGTATGTTGGCACATCTAATTCTGATTTAGGCAAATCATCTAAGCCAAGTTTACCGGTGATGCGATATTCACCAGCAACATCGTCAAAGGCACGAACCTTGCCAAGAAGTTCTTGGTTAATCTTGCCATCTTTTTTAACGAACAGTTGCTTTGCTGCATCATAGATGCGCTTAGCGTGTTCATCTGTAGAGATGCCGCGTTCTTCCATACGGAAAGCTGATACCAACTTGGCATTCTTAGGATCATTAAGCCACGTTGAAATCTTTGTAATAGCTTGAGTTTCACCAAGTGCATCATCTGCAAGATTAGCAACTGCAATGCGTCCAAGTTTATCGTTTGAGTAATAACCAATACGCATAATCCAGGCAACTTGAGATGCTTCATCTGCAAGAGGTGCCATTTGCTTGTAGCCACCCTTGCCTCTGCCAAGTGCCACTCTACCTTTTTCAAGGTCATATGATAATTCTGCAGTACGTACTTTGTTCTTACGTGTAAAGTTAACAGTACGTGTATATGAATCAAGTCCAGTGAAAGCATTCTTTCCACCTTCGACAACATCCATAAGGGCATTGTCTAAATCGCCATATTTAATCTGGTCGGCAAGTGCAAGACGATCAGCATCTGTGAATTTACCAAGACCTGTCTTCTCATAGAAACGAGTCAACTTGCCTTCGTTCAAAGCACGTGCAGTAATCTCACGAATTAGTTTAATGTCACCATTTGCTGCTTCAATCTCAGCACCATAGCGCTTAGATTCTTTTCTATTAACAAAGCGCATAACTCCACCTAGTGGGTTAGCTGATATCTTATCAAAATCTGTTAAACCCTTTTCCATCTGACGTGCTGTACGTAAACGTGTTGAAAGAGCACGAGCCTTTACCAAACCAAATGGTGACTCACCAATAGCAAGGTGAACCATTAAATCTTCTGTTGCATTACGTATCGCATAACGAGGACCTGCAAGTGTAAGGAATGACCAACCTGTAGTCATCTTCTCTACCCAGTTAGAGTGCGCTAGTCCAAATACACGTTGGATAATTCCAGATCGTGCTGCTGCTCTATCAATGTCACGTACACTGAGTGTGGTCACATAGTCTGAAAGGTCAGATAGAATAAGACCAACCTGCTCACCATCTGGTAGCGCAGCTGGATTATATCCATCAACTGTTGAAGCAAAGACTTTATTAGGACCCATACGCAAAGGGTCAGCAATAGCTTTGCCTTCTTTAGTAACATTAAGTCCGCGAATATCTGCAATAGTAGATTGCAGTCCGTAGAAAATTTCCTTCTTACGTCCTACTTCAGCATTATCAAATGCTTGGGCAATAAGTTTAGAATCACTTTGTGGCAATACTAGGCGTGCGTAGCGATAAACCTTTTCAGCTCCATCTGCTGATGTAACATCAAATAGGCTATCTTCAAAGAAAGGAACCAAGCTACCCTTAGCCTTAAATCGGTCAATTCGATATTGAACTTGAGCCATTGAAAAACGTGCTGTTTTTCTAGCATTGGCTTGAGCCTTAACATTAGTAACAATAGTTTCTTTGCCATCAATAATTGCTTTAGCAATACCGTCATCAGTTGCAGCACCTGCAAAGTAAAGGTCATCAACAAAACGTGGGCCGATTCTATCCATATCAAAGATACGATTTGCTGTAGTTACTGTATTGACACGGGCCTGACGCAACACATCCATACGTGGAATCATTACGCGCTTGCGACCAATTTGGCCTTTCATCATTTCTGTTACTTGGTCAGCATTCTTAAAGAAAGCCTTAGCAGTAGCAGCATTTGTAATAGGCATTTCAATGTCAATAAATGATTTGATTACTGGATCACCAAACTCTGGCGCTAATACACGAAGACGGTTTTTAGCATCAACTGCTGATTTAGTAGCGCCTTCTTCAATGGCTTTTTTATAAGTAGCAAGTTCTGCTCCATACTGATTCCAAAAGTTTTGCACCTGTGGTTTTGCAAATACGTCATCAACTTTGCCACCACCAATAACTACATCTAGTGAATAGCGAGAAACATCAACTGCACGCTTTACTTTACCAGCAATAAGTAATGGATCTGCAAGTACTCTATATGCTGCATCAAATGCACCTGATACTGAACGATAGAAAAAGCCTGAACCTTCTACTGATTCTGGTGTAATAAGATTTGCAATTTGACGACCAGGTGAGTACTTAGCTGCCTGCGTTGCATCTAGTGCATCTTGAAATAAATCATCTTTATTCTGTGCAGCAAGTGCTGCAACTGCGCGTTCTGTATCAGTTCCAGATGAAGCGATAGCACTGAGTTTTTCTCCAGCTGCAACACGCATTGCTACATTTATACGGTCTTGACCAAACCTAGATACAGCCTTTTCAATACGACCTGGATTAAATACTTTGTCGCCCTTATCGTTTGCACGAGTCCAAGCATCTGAAAGATTCTTACTTTCTAAAAGAGAGATAGCACCAGTACGATAAGCACGAGTTGTAAAATCTGAAACTTCTGTAAGACCCTGTAAAAGTGCTCCACCTGTATAGTGCCACGCAGATCCAAAGAATCCACGTTGTGGTTTAGCAGCAGGATTTTCTGTACCTGCTACACGCTTAAGAGCTTCCTGCTGTTGAGGTGTCTTAGAAGCATATGCTTGTTCTGCAGTTTTTTGTGGGAGGTTTGAAAGTTCTCTATGAACTGCAAGCGTTTGAGATAACGCTTCCATTTCTTTTCTTTCTTGAGCACTTAAACCCGCAGCAGCGGCTGCTGCCTTTAGATTATCAGGCACTAATCACCTCGCGCAACGGCCTCAGAATACAAGATAGCAATAGAGCCGTCTGTATCAAAAGGTAACATCTTTGCTAAAGTATCTGAAGTCTTTGTAACTGATTTCTGCATCATCAAAGCTGCAGATCCAACTCCTGGTCCAATATCAATACCTGCTGAAATATCTTCATTAGGACGTTGTGTTTCTGCAAATAGTGGAGTAACTTGTTCTTGTGCTGCTGCACGTACTTCGGATGCTGGCATACCCTTTACGTCACCAGTCTTACCAAGTGGAGCGCCTGATTTAATAGCAGCTGTTTCTTTACCTTCGCCATATGCGATTGAACCCATATCAAGGTTATCTGTACGTGTGGAATACATTCCAGGACCTGCAGGGCCAGCCAATGGATTCATTGGGGCTGTTGTCATCGGTCCTCCTCTAAAGTTTCTAAGTCTTGCGCCATCCGCTCCCACGCCTGATTAGTTTCAGTTTTGTGGTTAGCGTTGTAAACGCTTAATTCATATAATGATTCAAAAAATCCTGATGCAACCTGCGATAAGTTATATGCAGTTTCTGCAAGTACTACTACAAAATCAGAAGAACGTACAGGACGACGAACTTTATTATTGTCCATTGTCCTATACGCCTCCCACTAAATCTATTAACCTTTTTTAGTCTTCTTGCCTGGACGGCCCTTAGCCATCATTCCGAAGAACACCTTACCGCCTGCTGGCTTAGAGGTATCCATCTTGCCTTCCTTTGGCTTTGCCATTGGTGCGGCTGCGCGTGATCCTTTGTTCATATTTACACCTCCCTCGCTTAAGCTGCGCCGGAAATACCGGCTAGTAGTTGAGCTATATCTGGACGTTGACCAGCAGCAGGGGCCTGACCACCTTGTTCTTGTGGAGGTTGCGCTGAGGCTGGGGCGGGGGCCACACCTGCTGCTGGAATCTGTTGCTCCATACCTGGTGCCATAGGTGGCGCTTGTGGGGTTGGTGCTGGTTCTGGTGCAAATGCTTTTTCAATAATGTTTTCTAACGCTTGTCCCTTTTGGCGACCTTGGATAACAGTTGCGATACGGCTGATAATCTCTGAAGGGTCTTGGCCCTGCGCCGCGAGAGCCGGTATTGCCTGTGCATACTGAGCAACAGCAACGCGCAAAGAATCGCGCATTTCTTCAATGTCAACACGTTGTTCCTCTTGTGTAACGTTAAGGTCCATTGGAATCTCACGACGTACGTAGTCACGTGAGACGAGCTTATCTGAACGCATCTGTAGTAAAGCAATGATGGCACGGTTAGGATCCATACCAGACATAATGCCGTAACGGACATCTACGCCATACTCGCCCTTAATGTCGCGTGATGGGATGTACTTGAGTACGTAAGGTGTTCCGTCGTCGCTTCCCTTAATAGTCTTAGGGATTCCGCCAAAGATTTTCTCATCTGCTTCAAAACAAATTGCAGAAAGTTCTTGGAACATACGAGCAAACTGCGCCTGTGCTGCCTTGATTTGTGTATCAAAACCAGCCTGAAGTGCTTGCACACCACGACCTGTAACAACAGATGCGTCAATGTTACCTGAACGAGACTCTGGGTAACGAGCACCCATACGAAGTTCACGCTCTAGAACGCCGGACTCTGTAAAGACTCCAGCAGGTAGTTCTAGCGGTACACGACGGATACCTTGCGGATTAGCAGAACGCATAATTGCATCAGGACCGAGAGCAAGTTCTTGTACATCTTGTGGAATAGCAATAGGTGCTTGGATAGACTTCTCAGCGGCTTGGATTTGCAAGATAGCAAAGCGAGCACGAGCGAGTTGTACAGATAGCACATCATCAAACTGACCGCGTGCTTCTCCGTCAAGAGAGGAACGCATAATGACAGATGCCATTGCTTTACCTAATACGTTAGGTGTTTGAGATAGAACTAGGTTCTTACGCTCTGGTAGGTAGAGCAGATCCTGATCCTTATCGTGGTACTTAACCATAGAAATATACGGTGAAGACAACTGATATTGATTGCGACCTAGGATCTGATCGTAGAACTCTGGGTATTGTGATGCTAGCGTCTCAGCATCTGTAACAATAACCTGTGTGATAGATAGTACTCGACCATAACGATCTAGCTCCGGGTATGTACCAAATGGGTTAAGCATACGGATACGAGGATTGTTGTCATCGTAATCCATCTCAACCATACCTACACCTAGACCGTAGGTGTTATACCAATCGGCTGCTGTGTACATCTGAAGCTGTAGGTCAGAGTTTGAAACATAGAAGTTTGCAATACGAGTACGAGTATCTGCGGCTTTGCGGGCAGTATCTGAAACCATATTAGTTGCTGAGCAGTTAAAGGATGGCAGTGGTGCCATTGCTTCTGCTAGGTCACGTGCTGCTACGTCAATAAAGTTGGCAACGAGAGGTTTTGGATAGTCCTCTGAGAACATAGATGGAAATACTTTAGAGATATCTCCTTGACGTACCGAAAGCACGTCGCGCATACGCTGATCACGCGCTGATGAGCGTGTGCGTAGCCGCGATAGTTTCGCGTCAACTTCTTTGACTGATAACAATGTTATCTCCCTAAATTACTCTGATTTTGTTTTGCTCAGCGAAGGCTTCTTCTAAGTTAATCACTGTTCTTTTGCCTAGCTCGTGGCGAGATAGGAAAGGGTTTTTCATATGGTGAGTTGCATACTGTCCGTAGTTGAGCATCTCACGTGCTCTAATCTCACAGAACCACAGAGCCATCACCATATCGGTCTTACCCTTAGTTGTTGGAGTCCAGGTAATTAACTGCTCAATCAGAGCCTTGATGTTCTCGGTCTGATCTGATGGCAGATGTATTAAGTTATCTCGATGGTGCTTACCATCAAATTGCTTAGTACCAAAGAGGGTAGCCATAGATGCCACACCGAAACCGGCATCCCATTTATTAGAGCCGGTATGGTGTTCCTTGAATGCAACACCTCGTGAGGCTAGGTGCATACGGATGCCTTCGTCCTGCGTTAAGAAGGACTGGAAGGCGTTCTTTTCGATGATCCACTCTGAGGGTGAGTAGAGCGCTGTCCAATCAAAAATAAGATTACGGATATCGGCTGGAGACGGACGGCTAATCTTGATAGCATCTACTATGTACCTCTTGCTCGTTGACCTATCAATGGCGTAGCAGATAGCTGCAGTATCACCAATCATCGCAGGGTCAAGGCCGCAGATGTAGGTAAAGCCGTTTAAGTCTCTAGGATGTCCTGGGTGGCCTGCAGTTAAGTTGCCAGCCTTACGCATTCCATCAATAGAGCCTTTTACACATACAGGGTCAAAGGCAGCGTTTTCAGATACGTCCTGTTGCTGGTAGACCAAAGCCCACGTACTAGCATCCATCGCTTGACGTTCGTTGTACAAGTTACGACCAGACCAACGAGGGTATAGGCCGTCCTCGTTCTTATCAGATTCTTCTTGTCCATCAAAGGGCGCATCAGAGGCGGGCCATAAAGTAACCCACTTGTCTGGGTCTTCATCTACCTCAAGAAGGGCTGGCATAGCCAAATACTTCCAAGGGACAAGACCGCCTGGGTATCTATCTTCTGAGCGTAGCTCGCGGTATAGATCAACAGAGGCTACTCGTGTACCAATAATAATCAGTTTGCCGGTAGGGTTAAGACGGGAGCGCACGTCTTGGGTCAGCCAACGGATCTGCTTCTCAAACTCATTAGCGTTCTTTAAGGTAACAGCGTCATCAACAATAATCATATCGGCACGCTTGCCGTAAATCTGACCGCCGATACCGACGGCCTCAATGTTCGGATCCTTTTCAGATGACTCACGGAGTTCATCACCAAAGGTAACGCGGGTGGCCTGCCACGAAGCAGACTTAGAATTGAAGCCGACACCGGCGGCATAGGCCGTTTGCAGCTCTTGGTACATTGGATGGGTCAGACGCTGTTTGATAGCGTAGAGGAAGTCTGCTGCTAACTGCTGTGTCTGTGAGACTATCAGTACTCGAAAGTTAGGATTCCTACATACCTGCCAGGTTACGTAGTCAACGGTAATCGTAATTGACTTGGCGTGGTTTGGCGGAATATTTATCAGGACGCGGTTTGCGGCTAACCCTGGCTCAAATTTCATACTGGGGTGTAGCCACCCAGGATCTCTGCCTTCAATGACATCTACTAAGTTCTGCTGATGTGGGAAGGTCTTAGAGTGTAGGAACTTCTGGCGAAAGTCTGCAAAGGATATGTCGTGGACGTCGCCATCCTGGAAGTTCTTATCCTTGAGACCAAGGCGGGTACGATCTACCTTATCTGCAAATATCTTATCTGTACGGCGGTAGTACTCATAGGTCTTAATGGACTTACCAGCGCTGCCACAGGCGGCGTCAATAGTCATACCTTCTGCTACACAGCCAAGGATAATACGCTTGGCAATATCTGCTGAATTATCAGCCACGTAATCTCCTAAAAGTTTTGGGTTGACGAGATATCGTCTACTAGATGAACTTGTAGTTCATCCGCCGGAATGCCTCTTCATTTTACTAAGGAGAAGTGTGATTTATACTAAGGGAGTATTAATGGATCTCTCCCTACTAAAAAGTATTAAGCAGGGTATTTTTTAGCTGTGCTCCCGAAGGAGCCTAAAGCGAACTGAGGGGTAAGTTAGGACTCGGCCTAGGGGCCTCGCTAGAGGCACTGTTAGTCACTACTCAGGGTCTTTCCTATTAAAGCCCCTTACTATGTATAAGGCAGGAAATTTAGGTCATTTCCCGTTTACGCCGTGTGATGTTAGTCACAGTAGATATAACTGCAGGTCAGGCGCCAGATCAGCTTTCACTTTAGCAAATATTTTTTGTTGGGGAGTACAGGGACCGCCCGCGCAGAATTAAGCAACACGGGGTGCGTGTCTGGCGGTTAGACGGTGCAGAACAGGGCAGACGGTAGACATAGCTGGCGGTAATGTCTAAGCGGTCTGCTAAATCTTGCGGGGCTAACTACCTATCGGGCAGACCTAACCGCTAACCCCTAACCGCTTAACTATTGCCAGCGCACCAGCACCAGCGCACCAGCTAGACCGATAGCCCTACCGATAACCGCTAATCTCCCGCGATCTATCACCTAATGAGCTAACCGACTAGACCTACCGCGCCAGCTAATCGCCAGCGATAGCCCTAGACCTAATCGCCTAGCCTTAGCCCTAACGCCTTAGACATAATCGCGCCTAATGTCTAAGGTCTAACCAGCTCGACACGGTAGAAAATAGTTATAAAATAGCCTTGCCTAACTAGGGTAGCCTCACCTATAGTTAGCCCTAGCGGGATCAAGCTCGCTACATATGAAAGAGGGATAATCTAATGACTACAGCTACAGCAATTAACCTAGAAGATATGACTACAGGCGAGGCTAAATTAACCTTAGATAAGGTTATTAAGCAGATAGCAGATCAAGAAAATAAAGAGTTAGTAATCGCATATGATGATCTAGTAATAATCGCCTATGCGTTAGAAAATAACCTACAACTACGCGATTACCTAATGGGCTTAACACGAGACGGGCTAAGCGTTGAAAGTGTTGCGGGTATTTTAACGGTAATGCTAGACCTATTTAAGAGTGCTTATAGATCTACTTACACTATCGAGACCGTGCTAGCTAGTTATATGTACCGCCTAGGCGATAGCGCGGGCGCGCTCGTAATGCTCGCTAACGGTATCTCCCGCGACTACTCACTAGCTAAGCTACTACTACGCGTATTTGATCAAGGCTTAGCGCCCGATAATTTTGCAATTATGGCGCAAGAATTGCACGGTAAAGTAGTAGAAGAATTGACACGCACGCAAGAATTGCCAGCTAATGAGGCTAATCGCTAATGATTGAGGTTATCTATGCGCTTAGCGCGTTGCTTATGATCGCGGGCTATATTCTCGCGGGCGTTGCACTATGGGCAATAGTTGAGGCTAGCTATTGGATATATTGCAAGGTGCGCGGTATAGATTACTAGCTAGTGGCGTACCGTGGCGCTAGGGGTAATTCCCTAGCGTTGCGGTCTGCAACTAGGCAGAATAGAAGAGAGGCTAAGAAAATGGACACTATGAAAGATATCGAGCTAGACACGATAACCGTTAGAAAACTAGACACGATAACCGTTAAGGCTAGCGAGCTTAGCGATCTATTAACGGGCGCGAGCGTTGCAATGGATAAGGGTAAAAATGCGCTAAGCGCACTAGGTAGCGTATACCTAAGCGCTACGGGCGATAGCTACCTAGTCGCTAAGGCTAGCGATAGATACCGCCTAATCGAGGGTAAAATCGAGCTAAACGCGGGAGAATTGCAAGAGTGCCAGCTACGCGCTAATGATGTTAAGAATATCCTCGCAACGATAAAGGCTAATAAGGTAGCTGGCGAGATCACTTTAACCCGCGCTGGCGATACGCTAAGCGTTGCGGTAGGGGGCAATAGCCTCACTATCGCGCTAGGGGGCGATAAATTCCCGCCATATGCGCACCTATTCGAGCTTGAGCCTAAGCCTATAGATAAGATTATGTTAAACCCTACTTACCTAGCCTCATTCGATAAAGTGCCAGCTAGTAACGAGGGTAATACCTTTACATTTTACGGGGAGGCTAAGCCTGTAGGGGTTACGATTAACCATAACCGCATAAGCTGGCGGGCGTTGCTTATGCCTATGAAGATTAAATAGGGTAGGCTAACCTAGTCTATTTATTATCTCTCACTCTCTCCTAGCTGTAGCGGGAGAGGGTGAGGGAGGGTAAATAGCCCTAATGAGAGAGAGGTAAGAAAATGAGCGCATATATGGTGAACGAGGACACGCTAGACCTATTAGCTAGCGTCGCGGTATGGTCTAACCACGGTCTATTTATTTACGCTAGCGAGGGATCGCTACCGCCACGCGGTGAGCTTGAGTATGCGGGCGAGGGTGAGAGTGTGTATTACCGCGCTAGTCACCTTAAGGATATCAAGAAAGAGCTACGCCTAGAAAATATCGCTAGCCTTAACGCTCGCTACCCTAGCGACGCGGGATTAGCAGATGAGGGCGCACCCTTTAAGGCTATTTATAGGGATCAAGCTACTTATGGCGAGGTATTAGGCGCGTTAGCGTGTTATGAATATCAAGCGTGCGAAAGTGATAGCTGGCGCAATAGCTACGCTCACCTATTATGCGTAGCAATTCGCAAGGCTATCTGCGGTCTCATAAGTGAGGGAGAATGGGAATATGAGCGCCCTACAGGGCAAGCGCAACGCGTAAGCCTAATGGAAATGATCAACGAATGAGCGCGAGGGTTGAGCTAACCGCTATCCGCGACGGTAACGCTATCCTAGGTAATTTTTACAGGGTGAGCGCGTGGCAAGGTAGCAGATACCTAGGCGAGCAGATCTACGCGGGCTATAACAAGCGCGAGAGTATTAGGCGAGCGCGGGAAACTATTAAAGATCGAGGCGAGCTATTCGCTAGCTAGTTGCGTACCGTAGGGCATAGGCGCGAGCTTATGCCTTGCGGTCTGCACCTAACCAATAGGGCAGACCTTACCCGTAGACGCGGGCGAGGGAGAGAGAAAGAGGGAGAGGGCGGGCTATGGATATACAGCTAGCTTATGTAGTAAGGCTTAACGGTAAAGGTAAAGGCTCTATTGAATATATACCAGCAGAAGAATACGAGAGGGAAGAGTAATGACATATAGAAAATTGCAAGAGTTAGAAGATCACCTAGAAGAGCGATACCTTATGTGGGAATTTAATTCATATGATAGAGGGAGAGAGTAATGCAACTACAGGAGATAGATACCTTGCAAGATCTAAAGCTATGGGTGGAAGAGAATATGCCTAGTGCAGATGTATATGAAGATATGTATGGCACGCTAGTAATTCGCACGAATTTAATCTCCACTATGGGTGGATACTTACACGAGAAAGAGAGAGAATAAATGAACGATTATGTAGTGTTGGTTGATATAAAGGGAGAGGCTATCTCTTTAGGTGCAGACAACAACGAGCAAGCTATAGCGCAAGCCAAAGATATCATTAAAGAGCAATACGGGCAGAGCGTTGCAAGTGACGCTATTTATACACTAGAGGGAGAGGGCTAATGAATAAGCAAGAGGTATTAGAGGCTATAGATTCAACCGCTAATTTTAATGCGTTCATTGAAGGGATAGATACTCTTAATGGGCAAGCACTAGGGCTGGTGATAGATGTAGCTGGCGTGGACGGTGAAGAGTGGACGGACGAAGAATGTCTAGAGACGATTAAAGAGATAGTTGATATGGCAAACGCATATCGGAATACTCATAGCTGGACTTAGTTGCGTACTGTCATAGCCTACCAATGGGGTAGGCTGTGGTAGTCTGCACCTAACCGATAGGGCAGAATACGAAAGAGGGAGAAAGATAATGAGTAAAGAGATACTTACCTGCTCAAATTGCGGGTACGAAACGGAAGAGATAAGCACGATCACAGAGCTATGTCAGACCTGTAAAAATGCTTATGACTTAGGTTATGAGGCAAAGGCACAGGAAGGAGAAATCGAATGAGCAAGCTATATCACTATGTAGTTATATGGAGCGAGGAAGAGGGCTGGCAAATAGATAATGAGGGAGAAGAATCAGCCTTTCGTAATGGAACTATCTACAATAACGAGACACGCTGCTGGGAATTTGGATACCTAGGAGAGGGTAAATATAACGGTAAAGAAGAAGAGCTAACCGAGACTCTTACCGATATCTTGGATCTTCATAACACTATGAAAGGGGTGGTCAAGTGAGCCATTATGACGGTGATCCATTCAGTAATCACGAGCTTAATGAAGTGAAGTGTGCAGAGTGCTCAGAGTACTTTGACGATCAAGAGGGAGAGGGCAATATCTGCCCCGCCTGTATAGAGAAAGAGGGAGAGAGTAAATGAACTACACTTGCGATAAATGTAAAGCAGATTTTGAAGATGACGACATAGTGTGGGCCAATGAAAACGGCCAACTATCACAAGGCCGCAACGAGTTTGCTTGGTGCGTGCCTTGCCTACCAGCGCAGGAGGTTTTCTGCGGTGATCATATCCAACCTATCAAAGAATGTGGGTGCTTACTGTGAGAGATGGAGAGACAATGCAGGAGACTATGAAGAGAGAGCAAGAAGAGCTGCTAGCCACGCTTACGCGTGCCAATAGTGCGCTATCGCGCCTATTCAATGTAGAAGAAGAGGAGAAAGATAATGAATAAAGAGTGCGTAAACGAGATAGTATGGAAGGACTGTGATATAGAAGGTCACGGTGAAGGGTGTTATATGCTGGTCTGCCCCGACTGTGGACACAAGGATAGGGATTGCGAGAACCCTAATGGACGCTGAGATCATCAGCTTTCACCCACCTAAATCTGAGCTGATCCTGCTCTATGAGGTAGTGGGGGAGGACGGCAAGGCTGAGTGGGGTGGCAATAGTGAGCGAGAAGCTCTTGCGTGGATAGCTAAATCCCGTACCGCTACCCGTATACTGGTATCAGGGTGGGAGAGCGACGAAGAAGATGCTCAACTAATAGGCCAACCCTTAGACATAACTACGATAGTGAGAGAGGCAAGTAGATGAGCGAGAGAAGGTTAGTTGCTGCTGCAAATATGGCAGTACGCCAGCGTAACTATAGACGAGCGCGAGATCGTGCTTTAGTCAAACTAGCACAACTATATCCGGACGCTTACAAAGAGCTGCTGGAGAGGGAGAAGGCGAATGACGAAGCGCAAGGTCGTAAGTGGCTTGATATTGACGGTAATACTTCTAATGTGGGTCTACGACCCATTACCACCGTTGAGCACAGCAACGAAGCCAGTAATAATAGAGCGTACAAAAGCAACGATGGAGGAGAAGTATGAGAACAGAAGGATCGCAAGAGAATATAGTCGTGCTCTCGGATATACGCCAAGAGAAGCGGCGTGCCTTAACACCCTTTGGACCGCTGAATCCCGCTTCGACCACCTTGCTCGCCCAAGAGACGCACAGGGCAAGCCAAGAAGCTCGGCTTATGGAATTGCTCAACTCCTTGGAGAGCGTAGTGGAGAGCCTGCAATACAAGTCTTACACGGCTTACGATACCTTGACCATCGCTATCGAGGGAGTGCGTGTCGCGCTCTCCAACACCATAGAAGTAGAGGGTGGTACTGATACAGTATAAGTGTTCATTTGTTTCCTTTCCAGCACGGCTAGCCCTCACCGTTAACCTCTTTCCGGTGGGGGTTAGTGCTTGTAATCGGTAGTATAAAAGCCAACGCCTTTGAATGTGATAGCGGGCGAGGACCAGACACGGTTCATAGGCTTGTGGCAAAGGTTGCACTGCGGGAACTCTTCTGGGTCTGTCATCTTGCGTTCCATTGTGTATCTATCACCGCACTTGGAGCATTCATATTCGTATGTCATAAGCGAACCGCCTCTTCTGTATCTAGATAACCAACTACCTTCTCAACCTTATCTACATTCTCAAACTCTGTAGTCGCTGGCATCTGATGTGTATGCCACTGCGGTTCATCCATATCTGTAAGATCAAAGGAGTAGATACCAAGTGGTGTGCTGTTGATATAGAAGGGCAGTAGTTCACGATGGTATGCCTGCTCCATCAGCTTGCGGTACTTCATCTGCTCTATAAGTAGCGTAGAATAATGGGTTTGGCGACACTTGAGTTCAATGAAGTGACCAGCCTTCTGTGAGGTGCAGTCGAAGGCATCATAGATTCCTGGTGCTCTCTCTAAATCTGGGTAGAGATTGAACTTAAGAAAGTCAAAAAGGATTAACTCGTTCATCTCCAAGGACTTTGCCCACCTAACTTATCCTGCAGGGCGCGGAGCGCAAAGGTAATCCTGCGATCTGCTGTAGATACAGCACACTCTAGTAACTGTGCTACTTGTGCAAGTGTCATAGATTGGTGGTAACGCCAGACCAGTATGCTCTGGTGTTCTACATCAAGTGCTGTGTAAGCCTTCTTAATATCAATCAGGATAGCAAGTAAGTTGCCACCTTCTGCTGGTGAGGAAGAACTCTTGGGTCTGCCATCACGGATCATCTCTTGTGCCTGCTCAAGGACTGTGCCATCTATCACCGATGCAATTACATAGGGCAGTAGCTGTGCTAGGTTGGCAGTCTCATAGTAAGACTCATCAGAAATGTGATAGCCGGACCTGATTGACTTCTCCTTGCGAGCATACCTTTCAGCAGCTCGAAACATCTGCCAACCAACACGCTGTTCATTGTGCTGACGCTGTTTAATCTCAGGCTCTGACAACTGCTCATTCAAATATGCAGCACGCGATAGCGCCCACTTGATGCACTCT